GGCAGGGCTCAGGCCCTGATCACGCCAGTCGGCAAGCTGGTCTCCGAAATTGGTGGCGGATTGTGCCGCCGTTTTGACCGCGAACACGGCCAGCAGCGGGCCGGCGACGGCGCCGCGCTTGCCCTTCGTCCACTCTTCGGACACGCCCAGGCCGCTGCGCCCGAGCTTGACGGCGCCGTACTCCAAGCCCTCTTCCTTCAGGATGCCGCGCCGCTTGGCACGGTCCAGCAGCCCGCGGATGCGCCCGTCGATATTTCGTGCCCCGCTGGCCGCGCGGTCCACATCCTGCCGCGCCTGCTTGGCCTTCTGCTGGACCTGCTCGGCGCGTTTCTCCAGGCGCGACGCGGCGTTGCGGGCGTGAGACTCGCCCGTGACGTCGACATCAACTCGCAGCTTCTCAACGCCCATGGATGCCTCAGGAGAACAGGTTGCCGAAGTCGATCCGCAGCCGCAGCCTGTCACGGCGCGACAGCACACGGCTGCCGGTGGCCATCACGCGCTCGATCTCCTGCTTGATCGCCTCGGCCACCTTGCGCTGGATGTGCTCGATCTGCGCCTTGCTGAGCGCCTTCAGGCCCGGGGCCTTGGCGTTGACGAAGTGGTCGAGGTAGCTGTTCACCCGGAAGCTGCGCCGGTTGGTGTTCAGCAGCTTCACGCCGATGCCGACCACCGCGCGGTTCTTCCCCTTGCCGGCGATGATGCGCTTGCCCGCCAAAGCACGCTTACTCTTGCCCAGCGTCGCGCGGCCGGTGACGGTGATGTCCGGTTTGTGCAGGTCGATCTCGAAGCCGTTGGGGTTGCGCACAAAGCCCGCGGGCGCGTTCATGGTTTTCAGCACGCCTTTGCGGGCCACTCCGCGGCGGCTGTCCAGGCCGAGGCGCTTCTTGCGTTTGCCCCACTTGTCGCCGTAGGGCTTGATCCGGTGAAGGTTTCCGTCCGCCCCGGCGTACTTGCCGATGCCGAACCATGCCGCCATTTCCTTGTGCGCGGTGCGGCCATGCACCTGGGCTGTGCGAACGCCGATCCGCTTCAGCCCGCGCAGGGCGCGCTGGAATGCGGCAAGCTCGCGCGTCGCTCCGCTCTGTGCGGTGCGGACGCTGCTGAGATCGTGGGCGAACTCGCTGAGGGCCATGGCTTCCCCTTCCGACCCCCACTGTGTAGCCTTGGCCGCGACATGGCGCGCAAACGGAAATGGCAGTGGGTGAAAGTGATCGACCGCAAGCTGGGCTGCGAAGTGCAGCTCAACATGCCCACTCTGCGCGAGCTGCTTTCCGGCGAATGGGACTTCGGCGACGGGCTGCCCGAGTTGCCCCAGCCAGATCCAGACCCGCCCGACCTTGACGAGGTAGCGGAGCAGGTCGAGCGCCGGGTGCTGCTGGCCCACGTCGAGATCCAGTCCCGCGAGCGCGAACGCGCCCGCCGGCTACAGCGCCCGTAACGCTTCCCGCCTGTGCCTGCAATTCTCGCAGCGTCCGCAGTGCCGCCCGCTCTGGCGTACGCAGGAATGGCTGGCCTTGATGAACTCGGGGGGCGCGCCCGCATCCAGCGCCGCCCGCACAAGCTCCGCCTTCGTCAGGTGCCTGACCGGGAACTCAACGCGAAACCCGGCCATGCCCACGGCCGCCCCGAAGTTCGCGGCCTGCACGGCCGCCCACTCGTCGCTGGCACCGTCGTCCGCCACCCACGCCAGTTGCACGGTGTCGAAGCCGCGCGCCCAAGCGAGCTGGCAGCAGATCATCTCGCGCGGGAGGTGGTACTCGCCGGCGCGCATGAACGGGCGGAAGTCGAACTCGACCGCAGTCAGCTTGTTCGCGAACTCGGCGCTCAGCTCCGCCATGCGCTCGATCGCGTCCATCTCGCCGATGTTCGCGTGCCTCGCCGGGCCGAAGCTGCCGCCGCAGTACACGGCCGGAGGCCTGCCCAGCACCCACCAGGCGCAGGCCGAGTCGAGACCGCCGCTGAACAACAGGCAGTTGGTCATGCGCCCAGGCCGTAGTGCGCGTCGATGTTGGCGGCGCTGTCTTCCATGAACGCGCGCTTGGTGTGGTCGAGGCTGCGGTGCGGCGCCAGCACCAGCTGGCTGCCCTCGTAGCGCATGGCCGTGCGGCTCCAGACCAGGCGCTTGACGCTCTCCGCGTGCAGCGTCCAGCGCGGGCCGTACAGGATCTCGCTGCCGTCCTTGGGGCGCAGTGCCAGCGCCACGCTCGGCGGCATGCCATGCGTCGCTGTGCCCTGACCACCGCTGCTGTGGATGGCCGTGCCCGTGGAGAGCAGGGCGAGCAGCAGTTGCATCGTGGCGGCGCTGACGTCGCGCACCGGGATGATCAGCTTTGCCGGGCTGGCAGCCGGCGCCGCCAGGGTCGCCCAGTTGTCGATTTCCGGGCCCGCGCCGAAGTGACGCACGGTGCGCCCGTCGTCGAACTCGATCCGGTCGTCGAGGATCCCGGCCAGCAGCGTGCCGCCGACCGCCGCGCTGGTCGGGTCGATGTACAGCTTGCCGGGGCGAGGGTGTGCGGACATTACGCTTCCCCCCCGCACCGGCTTGCATACAATGAGCGAGGCCGGGCGCATTGGCGTGCGCGTCGGCCTCTGACCACTACCGTTCTGGAGGAACGATCATGGCTGCAACCATTGAAGACTTGCCCGGTGAACTTTGGAAGCCCGTCGTGGGCTACGAGGGACTGTACGAGGTTTCTAATCTCGGGCGCGTGCGGTCGTTGGATCGTGTGGTTTTCAGGGGCGACACTCCCGTGCATCGCATAGGTCGGTTGATGTCCTGCGCCGCGCCCGACAGCAACGGTTATCGTAACGTGCGCATTTCGCGCGGCGGCCGAGGTCGCACGGTTCGCGTTTGCCGACTTGTCGCCGAGTCCTTCATCGGCCCTTGCCCCAAAGGCATGGAGTGTTGCCACTTCAACGGAATCCCGACGGATGACCGCGCGGCGAATCTTCGATGGGACACGCATCATGCCAACGTGCTTGACCGCGTGCGCCACGGCCGCGTGACTGGGCCAAAGGGCAGCGCTTCGCAACACGCCAAACTTACAGAGGCGGACATTCCCGCAATCCGCGCCCGCATTGAACGCGGCGAGAGCGATGCCACGATAGCCGCCGACTACGGCGTCTCCGGCGCTTGCATCTGGACGATTCGACGTGGGCGTTCCTGGAAGCATGTTTCCTAATCACGCGTAGTCGGCGATGGTCTCGCTGCCGTCGTTGATGTGGCGCAGGTACATCACGTCGCGGTGCGGGCTGTCCTCGTAGGCGTACTGCAGCGCGCTTTGGTTCTTGCCGCCCGCGTCGTCGGTGTCGGCGAAGCTCTTCTTGACCTTCAGGGTGGCCTTGCCGGTGCGGCTCCAGTGGCCGTACCACGCGGCGTTGAATCGCCGCAGGTTCTGGCCGCCCACGAAGGCGAGGTTCACGTAATTGCTGGCGTCGCTACCGCTGGTGAACTCGACCTTCACCTTCAGCTGCATGCCCGCGCTTGCGAAGTTCTTCGGGAGCAGGTCCTGGTCGCGGTCCAGGCGCAGGTAGTTCCAGCCGGCGCTGAGGCTGCCCAGCGTCCAGGTCTGCGTCTTGCCGCCCCAGGTCACGATCAGGTTGCCGACCGGCGTGCCGGTCTTGTAGACCGCGACCTTGTAGTTGCGCGGGTTGCGCGAGTCGCCCGCCGCCACGATCAGCGGCTGGCTGAACTCGCGGTAGTTGCCGTTGCCGTACAGCTTGTGCGAGCCCGCGTTGCCCCGGAACGCGATGTCGGTGTCCCACTTGTGGGTGGCCGAGCCCGCCAGAGTCCAGAGCTGCAGGCTGGTGACGTCGCCCTCGTCCGTCGTGGTGTTGGCGTTGGCGAGGTTCGGGTTGCTGACCAGGTTGTTGCCGCCGGCGCCGTTCACGGCCTCGATGTCGATGAAGCCGCGCGGCCCCTTCAGGTCGAGCACATCCTCGCCGCTGTTGCGCCCGCGGATGCGCAGGGTGCTGCGCCACTCGGCCGGGACGCTCTCGACCACCGCGTCGATCGTGGCGCTGTAGCCGCCCTCGATGGTGATGCCGTTTTCGTCAACCGTGAGGCGGTCGATGATGCCGTCGTCGTCGGCCGCGGGCTCCGCAGCCCACGTGCGGGCGCGGCTGCCGACGTCGTGGTCGTCGCTGACCATCTGGGCGTTGATGTCGCTGATCAGGCCCTCGCGGTCGCGCACGCCGAGGCCGTCCACCCACTCGCTGGGTGTGGTCAGCTGCGTGCCCCAGTAGGCGAAGCAGGCGTCGAACATGGTCTTGGCGCGAGCCATGTTCTGCACGTAGCGGCGGCGCACGGCCGCGATCTCCTGCTGCACCTGCAGCTTGGCGGCGCTGCCCGCCGGCATCACGTTCAGCTCGGCCTCGATCGCCAGCAGCTGCGTGAGCTGTGCGACGGCGTTGGCGCGCTCGGTGCCGGTCCAGTCGCAGATCACGCGGAACATGTCCTGGGCGTCAGAAATGGCCATCGGTCAGCTCCGGGTCAGTCGTTGTCGGCTTCGGGTTCGGTCTCGGTGTGCGCCTCGGGCGCGGGCGCGGGCGCGGCCTTGGCTTCTTCCAGCTGCGCGGTCAGCAGACGCAGGGCCTCGGCCTGGCTGGCGAGCTTGCGAGCCTGCTCGGTGGCCACGCTTTCGGCGGCGCTCTTCTCGCGGAGCACGCGGTTCAACTCGTCCGCGGCGCCCTTCAGCTGCTCGCGCAGGTCGGCGAGATGGCCCTTCAGGTCCTCCTTGTCGGCCTGGGCGCCGGCAATCACACGGTCGCGCTCGGCGATCTCGCGGCGCGCGGCCGCAAGCTGGTCCTGCAGCGCGCTGCGTTCGTCGCGCAGGCCCTGGAGCTCGCCCCGCAGACGCTTGACCTCTTCGTCGCGGTCCAGGCGCGCCTGCTTGCGGCGCTCCTGCTCACAGGCCTGCTGGTGCGCCTTCTGGTGCGCGACGCGGCGCTCGCGTTCGACGTCGGCAATGGCCTTGTCGAGGGTGGCGACCAGGCCCTTGTAACCGTGCTCGGCGAACAGGGCGTCGCGGCGGGCGGTCAGCAGGTTGCGCAACTCAAGCAGTTCGTTCTCTTGCATGGCGTGTCCTCGCGGTAGTGCCCGGCGTTCAACCGGTTCACTTCTTGTCGTCACAGTCCTTGCAGGGCGCGGCCTCGGGCTCGGGCTGCTTCAGCAGCTCGATGCTGGCGCGGATGCGGATGCGGATCTCCGCCCGCAACTCGGCAAATGCGCCAGCGTCCGCGGCGTGGTCCACGGCCTGCAGCACCGTCTTGAGCGCGTCGGCGCGGGTCAGCTCGCGCGGCTGCGCCGGGGCGGGCTGCGGCTTGGGCTTGGGCTTCTGCTTCACCTGCTTGCTGGTCTTCATGGTTCCTCACAGCGGCGTAACGTGGGTGATGTCGATGCTCACGCGCACCTCGACCACCGGTTCGTCTTCATCGGCGAGTGTGCCGCGATCCGCGACAACGGGCTCAAACGTGATGCGGCCCGATCCCCCGAGCCGCTTGCTGCCGCCGTCCACCAGGTGCGTGTCAAGCACGGTCGCGCCGCCGTTGACCAGCACGCTGCGGCACCCGGCGAGCGCAACGCTCAGCGCGCGCTTCTTGCCGCGCACGTCCTTCAGCTGGAACTCGCAGATGAAGCGGAACACCGAGCGGGCCGAGGCCTCGTACTCTTCCAGGGTGTCGAAGCCTTCGTCGCGGATGACGCAGCGGCCGGTGGCGCCTTGCGGCCATTCGGTCGGCTGGTCGCCGTACTCGACATGCAGGGCGCCGCCGGTGTTGCCCAGCACCGTGCCGAAGTAGGCGGAGCCCGCCTTGAAGGCGGTTTCGAGCGCTGTGCCAAGGTCGCTGATGAAACTCATGCCGCCCTCGCGAGGTCGCGCAGGCGGATGCGGATGTACTGCTCGGCCTCTGTCGCGTCGCGCTTCAGCACGGCCAGCAGCAGGCCGCCGCGCACCTTGGCCTCGGCGTAGGGCTCGGCGTGTGGCACGTCGGCGTAGAGGTCCAGCTCGAGCCATTCGATGTCGATGCGCCCGCGCCGCACGGTGACGCGACGGTAGCCGCCACGGTCCAGGGCGTCCTGCAGGTCGCCGTGCATGTGGCCGCGCCGCAGGTCGAGACCGTCCACGGCCTTGCGCTGCTCGTGTTCTTCGCTGATGCCGCCCAGGGCTTTGCCGGCGCCGCGCTCGTTCTCGAAGTCGCGCGCGATGCGCTCGTCCACGATGCGGGCCAGGTCCTCCCCCCACTCGCGCAGGGTGCGCTGTGGAACGTCGGGCGGGACGATCACCACGAGCTGGTCGCGGTTGAGGACGCGGGCGCTGACCTTCATCCCTGCCCCCGTTTCTTCAGCTCGTCGCGCAGGCCGTTGATGATCTTCGTGTCCTGCTCGATCTGCTTCTCGAGCTTGGCCAGCTTCTCCTCGATGGCCTTGCGCTCGGCCTCTTCGTAGGGGTTGGGCGTGTCGTCGCTGAGGGCGGCGACCGTCTCTTCCTGGTCGAGCGCCTTCACGGCGGCGCGCGCGTCGGCGGCGATCAGCTGATCCAGCACGAACAGCGCGTTGGTGTCGGTGATGCAGGCGCGGTCCGCGATGGCGGCGTGCACCTGTTTGCGGGCGTCGATCAGGATGTCACGGACCTGCGGAGTCATCGGCTCCACCATTCGACTATCGTGTTCCAGTCGCGTTCGATCAGGGGCCACGTCAGGGCGATCAGCCCCGCAAACGCGAGAGCGATCAGGACCTTCAGGGCTGTGCGGGCGTACCAGTTCATCACGCCCTCCCGAGCGTGCGGTCGGCGCCGCCTCGCTCCACGTCCACGTCGCCGTCGGCGTCGAGGTCCAGCGCGACGCTCATGCCGCCCAGCAGGCGGGACGCGCGGTCGTAGTGCCACTGCGCCATGTCGGCGCGATCGCGGTCCTTGCCGGTGCGGTGCGCCTCAAGGCGGTACGCGCACAACAGCGCGTGCACGGGTGCGAGCTGTCGCGGGTCGGCGATCACGGCCAGCAGGCGCCGGCCCTTGGCGTCACGGCTCAGCCCGCCCAGCAGCGCGGTAACGGCGGCCTGGTCGGCGGCGCTCAGGTGCTTGTCGATGTCGTCGAGCAGCTTGGGCACCAGCAGCTCGTGCAGTTCATTCTGCGCCGTTTTCAGCAGCGCCTCGAAGCGCGTGCCCTGGGCGTAGTATTTCGAGTTCTCGTCGAGGTAGCCGCCAACGCCCGCGTAGGCGTCGAGCAGGTCGCTCTCGTGGGCGTAGCTGACGATCAGGTCGCCGGTGGCGTCGGCATCCGGGTTGCTGCCTGCCGTGCCTTCGTCGATGTCGCAGCTGCCGGAGAAGCCGCTCAGCGTCGTGCCGTCCTGCACAAGCGTGGCCTTGCCGTCTGCCACGGCGCTGGTCGTGTAGGCCACGCGGTCGGCGGCCGTCATGGTCGAGCGGCGGAACAACTCAAGCAGGTTGCTGGACGCTGTGAATTTCCACCACAGGCGGCCGCGGTCGGTGAAGGTCTCGAGTGCCGGCGTGCCCGAACTCATGGCGCCCCAGCCGGTCAGCGCGATGCGCGACAGCACCGCCGAGCCCGTGAGCGTGCGGGCGCTGTGGGTCTCGGCGATGATGGGCGTGCGGGCCATGGGTTCTCAGGCGGCAGTTACTTCAGCAGCTCCTCGAGCTGCGGCACCGTCATGCGCTGGGTGTACGGGATGCCCTTTTCGTCGAGCAGGGCATGCAGCTCGGCCTTGGTGCGGGCGGGCGCTTCGGCTGCGGACTCCGTGTCGTCGCCCTCGGCTTCCGGGGCCGGGTCAACCTTCGCGGCGCCCTTGCCTGCCGCCTGCTTGCTGGCGCCCTTGGCCTGCTCGGCCAGCCAGGTCTCGCGCCGATCCCACTTGATCAGCTTGTCCGGGTTGGCGTTGATCTGCGCCTGGTCGGCGTAGAGCTTCTTGTCGGGGTTGCCCGCCTTGAAGACGGGGATCAGGTTAGTGCGCGGGTCCATGCGTGCCTCCGTGGTTTCGTGCCCGCAGTGTGCGTGCCCGCGCGACAACGACCGAAAACGAACCTGCCCGGCGTGAACCGGGCAGGGTGTCAGGGTTGCGCGACGTCACGGTCGCAGCTTGTCGATGATCTTCAGCGCGGCTGTGCTCAGGCTGGCCTGCATGCTGGTGCGGGCCTCGGGCCACTTGGCCGGGTCGGCCTTGGTCTTTTCAAGCGCGGCCGTCACGCCTTCCACCGCCTCACGCGCCCTGGCCCTGCCGACCATGGCCCCGCCGCCGAACACCGCACCGAGCCCGGCCGTGATCCAGCCGAACACGGTGCCGAGGTAATCGCTCGTGCTCTTGGCGTCCTTGAAGTCCTGCACGGCGGCCTGGTACACGTCCAGCGCGCTCTTGTAGGCATCCTCGGCGGCCTTGTACTTGGCCACGGCACTCGGCAATACCTGCTCGATGGCCTCGATGGCCGTGGTGTCGCCGGTGGCCTTGGCCGTGTTGTACTCGTTGATCAGGGCCTCGAGTTCCTTGCCCGCGGCCTCGAAGTTGGTGGCCGCCTGGTTCAGCAGGTCCTGCCGCTTCTCGGCGACCTCCTGCGCCTTCTGGACGCTGGGGCCGAACAGCGCGCAGCCGGGCAGCATGATCGCCGCGCAGAGCGCGAACGTGAGCAGCAGAATGGGAAGCGGTTTCATGGGTTGACCTCCGTGGTTGCGCCTTTGCGCTTGTGGGGTCACCGTAGGCGCGGGCGCGACAAGTTCAGGAGAGACGGTCCAGCGCGCGGCTGAGCGCCACCAACAGCAGCACCACGGCAGCCAGGACCGCAAGGCCGATCGCTACGCGCGCCTCGACGGGCAGGCTGTTCACGGCTTCACCTGCCCTGTCTCGCGCCGCGCCTTTTCGATGTACGCCTGCTGCCACGCCTCCAGCTCGTCCAGCCGGTCCCCGTGGTCGGTCAGCAGATCCCGGTGCTCGCTGAATTGCTCGGCGCCGTTGTCGAGTGCCGCCCGCATGTCGGACACGTCCTCGCGCAGGCCCTTCACGGTCTCAACCATCTCACGCTGCACGGCAAGCTGCGACTTGGCCCAGCGCCCGGTGGCGTAGGCGAGCGGCAACGCGCCCGCGATGATGGCTGCAACGTAGCCCGGCACGTCGGCCTCCAGCAGCCCGCGAACCTGCTCGCCGCCTAGGCCGAAGAATCCGGCAATGGCAAGGATCAGCGCCGGGTTGTCGCGCAGGCGCTTCCAGATTGTGACCGGCACGTCTCCGGTGTCGCGCCTGACCTTGCGGGTCTTTTTGTTGCCAGCCATTGGTTGCCCCCTTACGCGGCCCCGTAGTAACTTGCGATGCGGCCAGCGATTGCGGCCATATCCTCCGCGCTCATGCCCGCCTCGTGGAACGCTGTCAGCAGAATCTGCCCCGTGAATCCGTCTGCCCCGCTCGTTACGTTGCGCCCTAGGTGCATCAACGCATCGTAGGCCAGAGCACCGACGTTTTCTTGCGTTGACGGCGCACCACCGTTCAGAGACCCCTGCATATCCACGTTTGACGGGGCCTGCATCCGGATCGCCGCGACAAAGATGTCGTCCTGCGCGATCTCCAGCAGCACGGGCGTTGCCGCCCACTTGAGACACGCGAGGGTCTTTTGGTTGCTCAGGTCGGTGCGGTTTGAAACGTACATCCCGACACCGCCACTAGAGCAGTCAAACAGGGCTGGATGCAGGTGCTGGTTGGTGCTGTTGTGATTCGCGAACGCCGTAACTCTGCCGACGATCAACGCGATGCCCGTGCTGTTTCCCATGAACACCGTGCGATTCACGTTCGCGTTGTTCGCACGATTCCGGGTCAGCATGGATTTGCTTGTGGCTGCGCTGAAATCCACCGCTTTGAAATCGCCCACGGTGGCAACCTCCGGCTGGTAGTCATCGGTAGCCTGCCGCCACTCAACGTCCGCCGTGCCACGATTCGCCCACACCTCGATGTTTCCGGTCGTGCCGTCGAGCGTGAAGTCGTCATCTTCCGCGATGCTATACAGTTCCCAGCCCAACAGGTCATCGTCGGGGTGGTATGCACCGCCACCCCCCGCCGCCGCGCGCTGGGCGGATCTGCCGTTGCGGTTTCTGTTGCGGTTGCGGCTCATCAGGCCCCCGGATCGGAGACCGTCAGGTTGGCGACGCCGCGCGGCAGGTGCGTCCCGCCCTCGAAGATCAGCGTGAACGCGCCGACTGCCGTGTTGGCCTGGTCGCTGATGTTGATGAACTCGCCGGCCTTGACCGGCATCAGCGACATCTGGCCGCTGGCTGCCAGCAGGCGCCGCGAGGTGAGCGCCTCGACGCCCGCCGCCGCCGCGCTGTGCACCTCGTAGGCGAGCGCGTTGGCGTTGTCCTCGATGGCGAACCACTCCGCGCCTTCGGGCGCCACGATCGACAGGTCGTCGTTCTGCGAGCCGTCGTTGGTGCCGTTGAAGCGGTACGCGCGGTGCGTGTCCCCGGAGACGCCGGGGTAGCCGCCTGCAACCTGTTTGATGCTGGTCTTTGCCACCGGGATCTCCTCCGCTGCGAACCCCGCGGGGTGCAGAGCGGAGGGGCCCGCCCGAAGACGGGCCCCCGATGGTTTAGCTCTGAGCTCGCAGCATGCGGCAGGCGAGCATGGGGTTCAGCACCGCCACACCCCACAGCGCGTCAACGGCCACGTTCACCAGGCCCGCGGCGCCCGCGTACCACATGCGGAGTCGCAGGCTCAGTCCGGTCTGCTCGTCGACCACGCTGGCCACGCGAGCGCCCATGCCGTCGCCGATGCTCGGCAGCGGGGCCATGCACAGGCCGAGCGCCTCGCGGTGGAACATCAGGTTCTCCACCGTGCCGGCAGCCGCGTCCTGGATGCCTTCGCGCAGGCCGAAGGTCGCGACGGTGTCCTCGGCCAGCGGCTTGCGCAGCGCCGGGAAGATGCCGATGGTGACCATGTTGCTGCCGACCGCGCCGCCCACGCTGGTGACGCGGTAGACCGTCGGGTCGCCGGCGAAGGTGATGGTGTCGGCGTTGACACCCACGGTCTGGGCGTTGGTCAGGCCCTTGATGACGATGCTGCTCGACGTGTTCACGTCGTAGGTGGCGTTGGCCGCGCCCACACGGTCGCCGGTGCCTGCCGCGGCGGCGAGCGTCGCGGTCTGCTGGGCGATGTTGCGGTACGCCAGCTGGCTGGCGAAGAAGTTCACGCCGAAGCGGCGGCCCAGGCTGGCGTCGATCAGCGTCTGGTTCGCGCCCTGGCCGGCGATCTGCGCCTGGTGCCAGATTGCGTCGGTGATGAACGTGTTCTCCAGCGACGGGTCGACGGCGCACATGATGTTTTCGTCCATCGGGCAGCCGTTCTCGAACAACACCTTGCGGCTGGCCGCGATGATGTTCTGCGCGCCGCTCTGGTTTGCGAGCGCCCAGGGGCCGATGTAGTGGCCCAGGGCGTAGATGCTCGCCTCGATCTTGTCGGCGACGCGGTCAACCGCCGGCCCGATGTGCTCCTGGATCAGGCGCTCGGTGCCGTAGGCGAGCTCGCGGTCGCTGACGGTGAACTTCTTCTCGAAATGCTGATCCAGCGTCAGGCTGACGTTCTGGCCCTTGATGTCCTCGGCCGTGGTGCCGGTGCCGGCGACGAAGGTCTCGGCGTCGCCGAACAGCGTGCTGCGGCGCAGGTTGATCGTCTGGCCCTGCTCGAACGAGCTCTGGCGCTCGATCTCGGCCTGGCGGGACACCGCCTTCACGATGCCCTTCTTGTTCTTCAGCCACATCAGGGCTGAGCGGGCAGCGAGGGTCATGTCGTAGTTGGCGAGTGTGTTGCTCATGAAAAGGCTCCGGTTAGGTTTCCCTGGTTACCGGAGCCTCTGGCCATACCCGGAAGATGTTGCCTGCGCTGCCCGCGGGTCACCCGCCTTGACAGGTCAAGCTGATGCCGGGATTAGTACCCGTGCGATTTGTCGCGCGCAAGAACTTTTTCAGCTTGCCGCGATTTTCAGCTCCTTGCCTTCCTTGCGCGCCTGCGCGTAGGCCGCCTCGAATTCGGCCTGCGAGTGGTTGCGCGGCAGCACGATCGCGCTGCCCCCGCCCTTGCCCGGCCCGCCCGTTGCTCCGCCGCCGCTGCTGCCCGGGAAGAAGTGCGGGGCGCTGTCCTTCAGGCTCTCGACCCACTCCTCAGGCGAGAGCGGCGTTTTGCCGTCCTTGCCGAAAATGATCTGGCCCTCGGCGTCCTTGGGAATCATCTGGAAGTCGTCGCCGGATTCCTCCAGCCGGTACACGCCGCGCCCGCGGTTGATCAGGTCGGGGATTGCCGACTTGTGCACGCCGGCCTTGGCCGCGGCCTCGGTCAGCTCGCGGTCGATGGTGGCCGCCTGCAGGCGCTGCATCAGCGTCTTCTCGCGCTGCTCGCGCTGGCTGTCCTTGCGCTGCCACTCCTCGATGTCCTTCTGATGGCGCTTGACCATTTCGTTGGTCTTGCGCTTCACGAGGTCGTCGACCTTGCCCTCCTTGAACAGCTTGAGCTCTTCGTCGTCGTTGAACTTCTTGAACAGCTCGGTCGCCTGGTCAAGGTCGCCCAGGGGCTTCAGCTTCTCCTGCAGGCTCTGGTACTCCTCCTGCAGGCGCTTCTTTTCGCTGAGCAATTCCTTGTTGTTGTTCAGCAGGCCGTCGAGGCCCTTGCCGCCCGTGGCCTTGGCGATCGCGTTCTGCACCTGGGCGTTCAGCCACTCCTGCGGCACGCTCTTGGGATCGAAGCTGCCGCCTCCCCCGCCGCCTTCACCGCCGCCTTCGCCCTCGAACATGGTCGCGTGCTTGGGCAACAGCGCGTCGCCTGCGTGATTTCGAATCTGCCACCATTCCATCGTCTGCTCCTTCGCTTCGCCCCTCGGGGGCTGCACCGCCCGGCTCGACCGGGCAAGACAGCGCGCCTGTGCGCGCTACAGTTCGTTCGCTTCCAGCTTGCGGGTCACGGCTGCCGCGCTGAAATCCGGCGCTTCGAAGTCGCCGCGCGGCTCGGGGTGTCTCTCGCGCCACTCCCGCACCATGCGGCGCGCGGCCTCGCGCTCTTCGGCGGCCGTGAGCGTCATGCCCATGGCTTCGGCCTCACAGCGGATCGCCTCTCGCGCCTCGCGGAAGGTCATGGCGCCTCCGTGCGGGCCGGCTCGAACTTCTCGGCGTCGTCGATCATCTTGGCCACCTCGTCGTCGCTGAAGCTCGGGAAGGCCTTGCGGATCAGGATCTTCGCGGCCTCGCGCGGAAGCAGCCCGTCGGCCACGGCCTGGACCACGCCTTGCAGGGCCTGCACCTGTGCGCCGTTGAGCGCCGTGTCGGCCACGGCTTCGACGCCGTCGGCGGGGTCGGCTTCCGGCGTCGCCTGTGGATCATCCGCCGGGTCTGCCGCCTGCTTGCTGCCGCCTGCAGCCTCGCCCGCTTTCTTCTCGCCGGTCGCACCGTCTGCGATCTCGTCCTCGATGCTGCGGCTGGTCGGCACGATGCCGCCGCGCTGCAGGTTGGCGTGGTACACCGGGCGGCTGATCGCCTTGTCGTCGAAGCAGGCCTTGATCAGCGCCGCCAGCATGCCCGAGTCGATGCGCTCCTCGATGAAGTCGCGGTCCATGCCGAAGCCGACCGTTGACGGGTCAAGGCCCTGCCACTCCGCCGCCGTGCGCAGCAGCCCCCGGTAGGCGTCCTCGACGCTCATCACTGTGGTCTCGACCACGCTCAGCTCGTCGCGCGCCTTGGTGCGCACGGCCTCGGCCGTCTCCGGCTGGCGTCCCCGGTGAATCAGCTTCGCGCCCAGGCCAGCGGCCGTGTTCTCGATCTTGTCAAGCGCGGCCTCGAGGCTGCCGACGCCGACGCCGCTGTACTCCAGCATGTCCACGCGCTGGACGGTTGAGGGCAGCACCCAGAACGCGCCCGCGCCGATGCGCTTGGGGATCTGCTTCTCGTCGATGTCGCCGATCAGGTACGGCGTCGGCTGCGCCAGCATGTGCAGGGCCTGCCGCCAGTCGGCGCTTACCTGGTAGTGGTCGATGGTCACGTTTGCGATGTCGAGCATCGGCGACTTTTGCAGGGACGGCCGGTTGCCGTAAGGCCCGACGAACCAGAACGGGATGTACGGCAGCGGCTTGCCGGCGATCAGCGGCACGACGGTCTCGGGCTCGCCGAGCGGCGCGAGTCCGCCCTTGCCGGCGCGGCACACCCAGCAGCGCTGGACGTAAGCGCCGTCGACCAGGCGCAGCTCCCTGAAGCGCTCGATGTCGCGGCCGTCGCCCTCATTGGCGGCGTCGCGAAGCATCACCATGGTCAGTACCTTGGCGCCGTCCTGCACCGTCTCTGCCCAGTCGGTGATGTCCTCGGCCTGGTAGTGCGCGATGTAGGGGTGCGCGCCCGAGGCCTCGGCGCGCGGCAGGTCGAGCAGCAGGCCGTGGCGGCCCATGTGCAGCGTTTCCAGCACGCTCAGGCGCAGGCTCTCGATCAGGCCCTCGCCGTCGCTGGTGACGCCGTCCATCACGTACTTGAGCTTCTCGGGCAGGTCCACGCTGGGCAGCACGCGGAACACGATGCCCAGCAGCGCGCGCAGGGTGCGCTCAAGCACCGGGTAGTAGGTGGCGCGGCCCTTGTATGCCGCGTACATGGTGTCGCCGCTGGCGTCGCTGGGCATGCCGCCCGGGCGCGGCAGGTAGGTGGTGCCGCCTTCGCGGATGGCGTCCTGGCCCTCGAAGCAGTCACGCAGCTTCTGGAACTGCGCCTTGCGCAGGTTGTAAGTGTCGTGAAAGAACCGCTGGTCGCTGTCGGCCATGCGCGAAGTGTGCAAGCGCGCGCGACAGGGTTAGAAGGCTGGCGGCGGGCGAAAGGCGCTACGCCTCGAAGAAACCAACCGGTGGCTTGGCGGGCAAGCGATGGCGGTAATGGTGGTCGACCTGATCCTGGGTCAGCGTTTCAAGCGCTTTGCGGAGTTGGGCGGGAACAGTTGCTTTGCCAAGGTGGAAATCCTCGCGGGAACCGCCTGCCGCCACAAACTCCCGGATATCGCACCTGGCTGTCACCCTGAGCCCTTCCCATCCGTCGATGTAAAAGTCGTCTTCGGCCGGCTTCCAGTCCCGGCGCAGGAGGACGACGTCAGGGTTGTCAGGGCAGTCCGCCGCGCTGTCGATCACGGTCAGCGGCCTGCCTGAAACCGGGTGTTTGAGGGATTGCATCAGTAGAGTCCTCTCACGGTACTCACTCTAATCTCTTGCGCTGTGGGGGCAAAGCACAATACCAGGGCGTCGGCGCGGTCTGGGCTCTTCACGCCGCGCCTGAGCAGCTGGTCCTTGGTCTCGATCTGGATCTTGCCCGCCGGCGTGCGGTGCCAGCGCACGGTGCTCAGCTGGCTGCACAGCGCATCGTCCGCGGGCAGGCTGAGCAGGTCCTCGGGCGGGTGTTTGCGCCCGCGCGTTCCTCCGCTCTCGAGCCAGCTCACGTGCTCAAAGGTGCGCTGCAGGGCGTCGCGCATCAGCCACCACAGCTCCGCCTTCAGGTTCAGGAACTTCTCGCGGCTGCGCTTGCCGTCGGGCCACACGCGCTCCGTGGGTGGCTGGCCGACGTTGATGCCGTTGGCGCGCACGCCCGGGATGCGCTTGAGCGTCGCCATCACGCCGCTGCCGATGCCGAACACGTCGTAGTTCAGCAGCTCCACCCGGTGCAGCCGGCTCAGCTCGGCGAACTCCTGGCCGGTGTTGATCACGTCCGGGTCGGTCCAGGCCAGCGGCATCTCGACGCGCGGGCCGTGCTTCACCACCAGCACGCTGAGGTCGCTGCCGCCGCCCACGTCGCCGCCGCCGATGCGCTTGCCGCTGCCCTTCAGGCTCAGCTCTCGGGCCGCGCGCACCCAGGCGGCCGGGCACACCACGTTGTCCGCGTCGGCCTCCCAGTTGCGGTCGATCTCGCTGGCGATCACGGCCGCGTCGTTGCGCTGCTGCTGGTCGGCGTACCACGAAGGCCCCTTGCGCGGGTCGTCGCGCCAGTCGAACTCGAACAGGCGGGGCGTGCCGGCCGTGCGGTTGCGCTTGCGGTGGAACGGACCCCCCACCGCGCCCGGGTTGACGGTGCTGACCTCGATGATGCTGTCGCTGTTCTGGCTGAGCGCCGCGTCCACCAGCTCGGGGCGCTCGATGAACGCCGCCTCGTCCAGGAAGTACACGGTGCTGCGGCCGCCGCGGCCGATCTGGTCGCCGGCCTCTCCGGTGATGGCAGCGCCCGTCTCCGGGTTGACGATGCGCATGGAGGGGGCGTCGCGCGCGGCGTCGAAGCCGCGCGGCAGCAGCTCCGGCGGCAGATAGCGCAGGTTGATGCGGATCTTCTCGAAGATGCTGTCCGGGTCGCCGATGCGGTCCACCAGCAGCGCCTTGCGCGAGCCGATGCCCACCTTTGCGCCGGGCACGAACAGCCACAGCCAGGTCGCGAAGTAGTCGATCAGCCAGGTGACGCCGAGGTCGCGCGCCTTCTCGACCTGCCCGTTCTCGCGGCGCAGGTAGCGCTCGTGCATCCACTGAACACACTCCGCCTGGCGCGGGAAGGGCACGAAGGGCATCAGCGCGGGCTTGCGGCGCGGGTCAAACGTCACGCACCAGTGGCGGATGAACAGCAGCGGGTCGCGGGCGTACGTGGCGCGGTAGAACTCCACCAGCTCCGGGTCCGCGCGGATCTCGTCAAGCCGCTCGTCGCGCTCGCGCCAGACCTTCCGGTGGTCCGGCGGCCAGCCGGCCTCACGGGGCTCGGCGCCCGCGCTGGGCGAGCTTGGCCCGGAAGCGCGCCTCGAGCTCTTCGTCCGTGAGCTGGTCAAGTTCGCCTCTCAGGTTGACGGTCGCCTCGATCGGCGCGCCGCCCACGCCGCTGACTTCCTGCGTCACGCGCTCGCCGTACTTGCGCGGCTTCAGCTTGGCCGCCGCCCACTTGCGGGCGTCCACCCGCAACCGCGCCACCTGCACGTCTTCCGGGCTCGCGCCGTCGGCGATCTCGACGATGCGGTCCGCCATCAGGTCGGCCTGCTCTTCCTTCGCGCGGGTGTACATGTCGCGGAAATCCGCGTGCACGTTCAGCCAGCGCATGACCGTGGCGTAGTGCGGCATGCCCCTGGCCTTCAGGATCGTGGCAAGCCCGTGCTCCGTGGTGGCAACCTGCTCGCAGATCCTCGCGGCGAGCTGGCGTGTGTACTTCGACGGTCGGCCGGTCCTGGCCATGGCTACACCTCGACAACGTCGGGACGCATGGCGTCGTGGTACTGGCGGGTCTCGCGCTCGGCTGCTTCCCGTGCCTCCCGCGCCGTGATGCCCAGCGTCTGGCGGAAGGCGTGCGTCGCGTCGTTGAGGGCGCTGGTCGCCTTGCGCACCTGCTGCGCGAACTCCTGCGCCTGCAGGATGTCCGGGTTTGCGTCCGCGAACTCGACGGCGTAGCGGCGCAGCTCGCTCAGAAGCTTAGACTGTTCGCCGAGAGCCCAGAGGACCTGATTGCCTTCAGCAGGCTGCTCGGGCTCGGAAGTTTTACGGTGTTTTCCCATGGCCCTGATTTTTTCTGCTCGCGCGACAACTTTTCATCCGAGATTTTCGCGGCGGGCACTGCTCCATCCGTTGCCGGGTCGCGACGCGGGAAACCGGAGTCGCGTCTGCACTCACGCTGCCAGGCTCGCAGCACGGCGCCGCGCGTCATGCCAAGCTCGGTGCAGAGAGTTTCGACCAGGCCGGTCTCGCCGCTCGCTGCCCCTGAGCGGATGCGCGCCAGCAGTTGCGCCGACTTCGCGGGGCGACCGGGCAGCAGCCCGGCGTTGGCCTGGGCCCAGCTCTCGACGTCGGCCAGGCGCACCATGAGCGCGGGCACCTCGCCGTAGCCGCCGGATGACAGCCTGCGCGTGGGCACCGCGCCGGACTTGCACGCCGTGCGCAGGGCCGTGACCTTCACGCCGAAGGCCGCCGCCGCCGCTTTAAGCCCCACCCACAGCTCCGATTTCGGGATGTTGTTCATGTACAGTCAGACTCCTGCTTGTACACCCAGTTGCGGGTGGCCATCACGATCCATCCACCTTCGCCCGACAGCAGCGAGCCGCCGACGCACCTGTATTTCCACGCCCCCTCGTGGACGATTTCCGTTCCCTCGCGGATCCATGCGCCCGCGCGTTCCAGCGCGTCCTTGCCCCTGAACGGGCGGTGTTCGGCGTACTCGCTGATGATTGAACCTGCCACGTGTGTCCCTTTCTGTTCAGTGCTGCTCGCCTGCCACGATGAACCGTTGATCTATAGTGGCCGGAATGACTCCACCGCCCTGCGCAACTCGCTGAGGTCGGCAAGCCTGCTGGCGCCTCGTGGGGCTCCAACACGAACCAGTTGCTGTCGGGCCTCAGCGTTGAGGCCTGGCAGAGCGCACAGGGACGCCACGAACGTCTCGCGCAGCGCATGGAAATCAACGCACCCAGCAGTCGTTTTGGCCGGAATCCCAGCTGCTTCCAGGTCCGCGCGCAGCATCTCGGCCGTGTGGGTGCTGGGAGGCATGCGACGAAACAGCAACGCATCGGCAGGCTGCCCTCTTGTGTGCCTGCGCAACGCTTCCGCAGTCGACCCACGGAGTGGAATGCGTCTGCCGGTTCGCAGAACCAGCCATGCACCGTCGCAATCGTACCTCAGGTTTTCGCATGCCAACTCCCGCAGCTCGCGTGCTCGGAGACCTGTGCGCGCTGCTGTTTCGTAGAGCAGCGCGCGGGACTCGCCAGTCATCCCCCACGACTCACCTCTTTGGGAAGTTGTAGCTATCAGCTTCATGAGCTCCGCGTGGGTCAGGGGACGCCGCTGCATGCGCCTCGTCACTCTGCACCTTTGAATTGCACGAAGCGGGTCCAGTTCGACCAAGCCCTCCGCTTCGCACCAGCGGGTGAAAGCCTTACACGCGGCCAGCCCGTGGTTGTGGGTCTGGTCGCTGAGATTCAACTCGGCGCGCAGCTCTTCGGCCGCAGCGCTTACGGCCTTCCTGCTGATGTCGGTCAGAACACCCACGCCTGCCCGCGCGAGAATCCTCACGATCCGGGTGTGGTCTGTTTTGACCGTCTGCTCCGACGTTCCTTTCGACCTCCGATGCCCTCCCCATGTGTCTAGGTATTTGCCGACTGGCTCCTGCTTTGGCGCGCTCTTCAGGTAGTCTTCGATGATTCCAAACTCGACCAGGCGCCGGTACACCTTGCGCGGCATGAGCTGG